TATAAGTGCTGATCTTCTTACACCACCTACTACTACAACTTCCCCTGTCTTACATACAATGTCATGGCATTCCATAGAGGAAAGCTTTCTACCTTTAGCATTTTTAAATTTAAGAATAGTAAAGTCAAAGAGATCTACAAGAGGTTGAGGTCCACTTGCTCTACCACCAAATGTTTTTAACCTTGTACCTGCAGGTCTAATCTTTGATACATTAATCTTAGGTACTCTTCCTGTATAAAGATAAGATATTAAATCTCTAAAGCCTTTAGCCCATCCTTCTTTAGAATCAACAACAGATATAACATCTTCTGTATATTCAAACTCTACATCAGGAACAGTAGGTAACTTATCAGAGTACTGTCTCTCTACTGAGAAGCCTACACCTGTACCATTCATAAGGATATATAACACTTCATCAAAGGCTCTTGGGCTATCAATAGGAACATAAGAACAGTTATATCCTGCAACATGTTCTCTATCTAATGCTTTACCAGCAGTCATTAAGGCTCTCATAGAAGGCATAACTTCTAAAGATAGTATAGCTTCTTCTATTTCAGTCCATTCTTTATTTTTAATTACACCTTTATAATTAGTATCCATATGTTCTTTAAAGAAAGCTATAAGTCTACCAACAGTTTCACTCCAACTTTCTCTTCTATTTTCATCTTCTAGCCATCTAGAATACCTAGACATATGAATAAATGTTTGATATTCAGTAGGTAAATAATTACCTCCTAATAATGAAGCCATTTAATCCTCCTTTCCATAATCTAATTCTAATATTAATTCTGCATAATGAATTGCTTTTTTAATATCTTCTGCTCCATTCTTTCTTCTATGACGTGAAATATATTTAATTATATTACCTTCACAAAAGTTAAGTTTATTTTTAGTAATATAATCAATAGAACTAATAGCAACATCTTTATAATGATCACCACCTATTTGTTTATCACTAGCTTTACTATACTCATATTCATATGAGCCTTTTTTTAAAGTATCTTCTTCAGAAAGTTTTCTTTTCATATAAGTTCTATAACTTTCTTGAGATAATCCTCTATCTTCTCTTAAACCATGAGGATCTTCTTCTTGCTTCTTTGGATATACATAATCGGTCATATTAAACTCCCTTATTTATTATTACTATCTAATAATTTATTAATTCTTTTTCTAACAAAAGTTACTTCTTTAGACTTTAAAACTTTATATGCAAATGATCTAACATAACTAGAATCTATACTAGCATTGTCACATACATGTTCAAAGTTATTACATGTAACACCTACACTACAAAAGAACCATGCAGTTGCACTTTCTCTTGCCTTTAAAGAAGTTTCACTTTCATTACTTGTTTTAGGCTTAGATGCGTCTAGTAAGGCTTGTAGAATTACAGCCAAGAAAAGTAATTTCTCTTTAGAACTTTTAGTTTGCGAGCTCTTCAGTAATCTTGTGTATAATAGTGCTTCGTTTTCTTTCATCAATCCAGTCTTTAGGTACACCTTCTCTTATAGAACAATATTTAAATTCATACTTATCACACCAACTTCCGTTTGTCATCTTACCTTTTTTATAAAGTTTAGCTTTTGGATTAGTAAAAATAAATCGTATATCTATCCAAGGTTTTTGTTTTCTAATAAATAAATGCTTCTTTCTGTCTTCAATTTTAAATCTTCCTTTAACTTCTAAAATAATTCCATTACCTAGTAAGAAGAAATCAGGTATATACTTTTTCTTTTCATACCATTCATAATCTATTTTACCTTTCTCATACGAATAAGAAATATTTTGTTCTTCTAATATATTATAAATATCTTCTTCAGCTTTTGATCTAAACATTAAATTCTTCTAAAACGTCAGGTACTCTCGCAACTTTTGTAAGATACTGTATACCTTTCGCATAATGAAACATACGAAGTCCTTGACCATTATTAGTATCAGACCAACAAGAATGCTTATGCGAACAATAAACGCAACCAATAGGAAGCTTATAATTCCCACTTGTACCATGGGGTATAGCACTATAACACCTACTAGGTGGTGTAGTTTTTTTAATGATTTTTTTAAGGTAGTTGACCCTATCTTCAGCATTTATCATTTCCATTTCATGTATTTTTAATAAAGTTAATTGACCACTTTGTTTATCTATTACAAAAAAAGCAGCTTCTTTATCTTGTTTATCTTCAGCGTAAGCAGATAGCTGTCCTATGTAACCAAAAGGATCATCTTCACTTAGCCTTCCACTAGCAAACTTCTTAAAGGAATTACCAGAGGCACTTTTAATATCTACTAACATATCATCTATGCGACAATCTTGATGTCCTAAAACTCCTGCAATACTTATTTCTTTTTGTTCTTCTGTTATTTTATGTCCAGCTAATTTTGTAAGTGTTATTAATAAACTTTCTAATAAATGTCCATATAAAAACTTAATTCTTGTAGGGGAATCAAAGTATTTTTCTTTTTTCCCTTCTTGTAAATCATACCATAATTGTCTATCAGGTTTACCAATAGCTGATAATCTTAAATTAGATCTCTCTTTAGGTTCTGAAAAGACATACTCTTTTAAAATTTCTTTTACTTCGCTTGCAAATGTATTTAAATGAAGTTCAACTTCTTCTTTGCTTAACGGAGATCTTTCATCTACTTCAAATAATTTATAAATATCTTCTATTAATGTATTAATATTTTTCATATATATATAAAAATAAAGGGGCAGTCACCGATAAAAACTACCCCTCTATTCCCTCTATCAAGTTAAGGATTAAGCAAATGCTTCAGAAGGATTAGCTGAGTCACTTGCATATCCATCAACTTCGTCAAAAGTTTCTTCATCACCTGAACTAAATGGTATTAAATTAGTTACTTGTATAGATTTCAGGTCTGCTGAAGTACCTTTACGTCCTTTAAATTCCCAATCATAGGTAGAATAAAGAACATTAACATCTGAGCCATTACCAATCATGGTATTAGTCATTTGTCTTTTCTTTGCATCTACTAAATCAGGAGTACGATTCATCTGACCATCTTTTCTACGTACTTTTCTTTTAATAGTTACAAAGTCTCCACGATCATCACCTTTATTTTTGACAGTTAACCCATCATTTTTAAGTTGATCAATCGAATCTTTATCTAAGTTACCTACATCAACTGTCCATATACCATCTGGATCAAATGTAGTATTTGGTGTGGCAATAGATGCCCAATAAGCTTTACCTGTTATAACCATATTATTTTACTTCCTTTACTATTGAAATTAATAAATCTTTTGTGTAAGTTTTAAAAGATTTATTAATTGATTAATTTATATAAAATTATCTCATACTTTTAAAATATTGTCAACCATTAAATTAAATAAAATTATATTAATGTGTATTTGCCCACGTTTTACCAACTTTCCATTCACTATCTAACTCACAATTAAGTTTTAATACTTGTTGTGTTTTCTTCATAGACTCTTTAGTTATCTGACCAAAGACAGTTATATCATTATTATTAACTTCAAATTGATATTCATCATGGATGGAAGCAACAAGTTTAGCATCTATTCTTGTCGTTTTAATTGAGGACATTATCTCAAGAAGCCAATGCTTGCAGACTACAGCTCCTGCACCTTGAATCAAAGTGTTAAGTGCACTATGTGAACTACGGATATGTAGTAATCTCCCATCCAATCCTCGAATGATACCTGCTCCAGATGCATTTTGAACTTTCGTTCTTAATGCATTCAATGCTGGCATATTCGATAAAAATCTATCTATTAATTGTTGTCCTTTCTTAGCACCACCACCAACAATCTTACCTATTTTTGCAGCTCCAGCCCCATAAAGAAAAGCATATATAAAAGTCTTTGCTTGATCTCTATTAGTTAAACCTGCCATTTCCATATTAGCTGTATGTATATCTCCTGTAAGTAACTCATTAGTAAACTTTGTATCATTCATATAGTGAGCTAAACATCTTAGTTCTAACCCACTAGCATCTGTACCAACTAATGAGTATTTAGTTATATCAGATACAGTCCAACAATCTCTACACTCTTTACCATAAGGTGAGTAAACAGCTGGTACTTGTGCCATGTTAGGTGAGTTATGTGCCATACGTCCTGTAATAGTACGTAATGTCATTACTTTACCATGAACTTTATTATCTTTATCACATAATTCTATCCAGGATTTAATTTGTGCTACTCTTTTTTGTAATAATAAATATCTTGAAAACATTTTTGCTTCAGGTATTTTAATAGTTTTTAAAACTTCTTCATTAACAATAATATTTCCTTTATCTGTTTTAAGTTTAGGCTTCCATCCTTTTTCTATAAGTCTTTCAGCTATTTGTTTACGACTACCTATATTAAAAGGTATATATTTAACTTTAGTTTTAAGTTGTACTTCTTTAGGTGGAAATAATTCTTGTGCTTTCTCTATTAAATTATCTGCTTCATCTTGTAATGTAGCCATTAACTCAGATGCTTTTCTTAAATTTAAAGTAAAACCATTCTCTTCTTGTTGATCTAATATAATTCTTATTCTATTTTCTAGTATTACAGATTGTTTAGAAAAGTTTTTACTTTCTTTTTCTAAATATTTAGCTACTTTAAAAGTTAATTCTACATCTTGTTTACAATACTCTAACATATTAGGTGTATAATAATCAAAGCTTTCTACTTCTCCTTTACTAAAGTTTAACTTCTCACCCCATGCTCTTAAGCTATGTCCTTTATCTCTTATAGGATTAAATAATTGTGACTCTAATAAAGTATCTCTTATCTGATTAGATTGTATAGATGAATTAGTAAATTTATTTAGTAATGGTGCATCAAAAGATAAACCATTATGCATTATAAAAGTATCTATTAACTTAGACCACTCACCAAACTCTTTACATTCATCTTGTACCCATGTTTTAATCTTACCTGTTGTATATTCTTTAGCTACTATGCAATGTATTTCTGTAGCTTCATTCTTTAAACCATTTGTTTCTATATCAACTACTGCTATCGTCATCTTTACAATCCTTTTCTATATCAATATTTTTATTCTCACCACCAAAAGATTCTTCTTCTCCACACCAACTACACTCTTCTCCTTCACCTATTTCCATATCATCTTCTTCTATTTTACAATAATGTTTCCACATGTTACTCATATTGAAAAACTTTCCCCACATCCACAACTAGATGTAGCATTTGGATTAGTTATTCTAAGTGACGAACCAGCTATATCAGTTATATAATCTATAGTAGTATTAATAACACTTAATGTAGCTGTTGGATGTATATATAAAAAACCAGAATTTAAAATAACTTTATCTCTATCTTCTAATTCTTTATCTTCTTCCACTAACTCCCACTTATATCTTAATCCTGCACAACCTCCTCC